TGATGATGAGTTGGGGAGGGTTAGCAGCAGGTAGATGGGCACACAATAAATTAAAAGAATTAGGATTATTACAAGAGAATGCAGAAGGTGTTCCACATTATACTGCTGATGGTAAATTATATACAGGCCCAACACATAAAGGTCCTGATGGTAGATTAATGACAGGAGCAGTTCATACTGAAACTAGTGAATATCTTTATCATATAGAAGAATTGGAAGCACAACCATCTATTACATCATCTTATCCAGGTGAAGTTGCTAGTGGTAGTGTAGCACCAGCATTGAAATAATATGAACCAAGAAACTTACATAAAGAATATAGATAGATTTGCATTACCAAAGGTATCAATATTGGAGTTTAAGAGAATGTTGAAAAGAACATCTTCTACAAACACAATGGAGATAAAGTGGAGAACTGCAATACCACCAACACATAGAACTAAACACGAAGTATTTTGGGGTGATAACTTTTCAGCAAGTGACCAAAGTTTTACAAAAGAAGCTGAAGGTATGGTTAATTTGGAAGCACCTAATACAATAGAAGGTTGGAGAACCCTAACATACGATAATATATCTTCATTTAAATTTGAAGGTAAATCATATACGATAATTTATTAAAAAAATATTATGCCAGTTAAAGTAAAACCAAACGAGAAAGAGGCTGATTTTATTGGAAGATGTATATCAGAAGAAGTATCAGCAGGATACGAACAAGACCAAGCTGCAGCTATTTGCTACTCTTATTGGAGAAAAGATAATATGAGTAAGATAACCGATACATCTGCAAAAGTAATGGCTAAAGTAGCATACGATACTGATTTTAGAGGTATCAACTTATTTGCAGAAGATGGATTAGAAGGAGCATGTTGGGAAGGATATGTTGCAATAGGAATGAAAGAGTTAGATGGTAGAATGGTTCCAAATTGTGTGCCAGAAGAAAAAGAAGATTAATATGGAGAATATATACACCGTAATCATAACAGCTATAACCACATTAGGTGGTGCAGGTGCATGGAGATACTTTGAGAAAAGAGCTGCACATAAAGAAGATGATGAAAGATTTATCAGAAACGATTGCCAAAGTAGAATATCTAAATTAGAAGCTCTGTTAGAACAATCATCAAAAGAAAAGGATGAGATGAGAGCAATCATAATAAATTTAACTGCACAAGTTGCAAGATTGGAAACAGAAGTAAAATACTTAATGGATGGCAAAGGGAAAAGTATCTAGCAATAACAAAGTATCATTTGGTAAAAGAAAAGAAGGTAGTGCTAAAAAATCATATAATAAGCATTCATCTAAACCAAAAAGATATAGAGGACAAGGTAGATAATAAAAATCAACAGAAAATAGGTTATAACCTAATTTAAGAGACTTTAATACATAAATGGTATCTACATACCAAATCGGAGAATATACGGAAAATACCCCTTAAAATAGGGGTTTTTTTATACCCAATTTTTACCCAAAAATACCCCATTTTCATAACTGGTTGATAATCAATTAGTTGCATAACTCATTGAAAATCAACATTTTAGGTGATTTTTCATAACTTATTGATAATCAATAACTTGCATATTTACCTTTTTTTAATATGTTAAAGTTTTGTTAAAACCCATAAGTCATTGAAAATCAACGCTTTATAACTCGTTGATAATCAATCACTTATAGAAAACCTTAAAAATAGTTTAGAAAATGTTTGGTAGATTAAAGTATTTTTCGTATATTTGGGTATTCCCAACAATGAGAGGGAGTATATATAAAAATTATTTAATATGAAAAACACAAAAAAATCAGTTATGAACAACAAAAAACAATCAATTATGAACACATTAACAACAATCAAAGACGGTAATTACTCTAAATTTTGTTTCGCATTTAGTTGGGTAAATTCTTATGATGTTTCAAAACAAGAACTTGTAGATAAAGGTATGTTATACGGAACTGATGAAGAAATGAACGAAACTTACAATCAATTACAAAACGGAACACACGCCGATAAGTTTCTTAATTGTGAATTAGTTCACCAATTCGTTGGAGAATATGATGGTAAACCAAGAGCCGTATCATTTACTATTCATCCAACCAATGTTAAAGTGAACGAAAACAATTCAATTGATGTAGAGTTCAAACTATCTGCCGAAGAAAACATTTACCATAATGAAATGATGTGTGGTATTGTTAATGAAATGATGTGTAGAGTAGTGGATACTATCGTTAGTGAAGTATCGGAAGAATTAGATATAGAATTTAGTGCTGGTGAGTTAGATGTTAAAACATTCGTATTAAGATAATTCAATATTAAAAACAATAAGTTATGATGATTAAAAACACAAAGATTGAAAAGAAACACCAATTCTATGAAGAAGTTCTTTTCCCACAATTAAATGGTAATGGTGAAGGTATCGGTTCTTACATTACTCAATTAGAAATGAGAGTAAGAAGTTTAACCGATATGATAAAAATTCAAAGTGAAGAAATTCAAAGATTAAATGGAATTAAAAAATAAGTTATGGAAACATTAATTATGGATTTAATCAAACAATCCCAAAAAAGTTTGAAACAAATTGAAGGTAAATACCAAAGTGATAGTTATCAAAACGAAAGTGAATGGAAAGAAGATATTACATTCATTAAAGGTAGAATTGAAGGATATAAAAGAATTTTAGAATTAGTAAACACAAAATAAAAACAACAAAGTTATGAAAGTAGAACAATTATTGGAACAAATGGATAAGAACATCAAAGTATTAACGGATAGTGTTAATAGAATGGCATCCTATCAAAAAGATGAAGTGAAAGAAATCTATGGAAGTATCAAAACATACAACGAATGTATGAGTATGGAAAGAGGTGCACTAACTGCACTTATGAATTTCAGGCAATGGATTGTAAACAAAAATTCGGTAGAAACACATTTAGAAACATACGAACAATTATTAGAGCGTTCAATTAGAAAAGATTAAATTATGGCACAATTAACACACAAACAATTATCAGAAAACGCACATTTCCTTTCAACAAAATATACAAAAGGAAGTAAGTTAAACAAAATCTATACTAAAATGAGTAGAAGAGAATTTATTAAATCACTATTAAAATTGGAATGGTTATGGAACAAACAATAGAACAATTACAACAACGCCTGATAGATTTAGAGAGGAGATTTTTCCCTATTGAAAAGGTTGTGTATGAAACATCCAAATATAAAATTGAGGAGTATAAACAACAGGAGATTGATAATAACGGAACAACTTACAATGTATCAGCTACAATTGAAACTGATAAAGGAACAAACACTATCAATTTCAAAGTGAAAGCGTGGAGTGAGAAACAGGCATTATATTATGCAAATGAAAATGTAATCTTTCCTAATATGAGTAAATTAAAAGAAAGTGGAAAGATTAAATGGTTTAAAACAATTAGTAAACAAATAGTAAAATAATAAGTTATGATATACAAAAGTAAATTAAGTAAAGAAAAATTATTAGAAGGTATTATTGATACATTGGAAAAAGAGATTGAAGAATTAAAAAACGATATCAAAGTTGATAAAGAATTAATGGATGAGTTATTACAAACTCGTATTATTCAAAGTGAAGTTCATTCGGATATTGAAAAAGTATGGATGTATGATGCAACCTTAACAAAAGATTTATCTCCATATCAAAGAAGAAAAAGAAGTGAAGCAATAGAAAGAGTATTTTACAAAGTAGCAAACCAATGGATTGATTAATATAAAAACAATAGTATGAAAGTAGAACAAATGGAAAGGATAATCCGATATTGTCCTTGGAATTTATCAAAAGAACAATTATGGAATTGGGTATGTGATTATCTTACCGAAACTTTATATTGGGATTTAGATGATAATCAAACAGGTCCAACTGATGAACAATTGGAAGAAGTAGAAAATGTATTTAATCAAGTTATAAACTAAAAATATGGAAAAGAAACAAGAGTATGCAATGTTGCAACTACCAAAAAGAACACACGCTTTATTAAAAGAATATTGTAAACAACATGGATTTATAATGAGTGTATTCGTATCAAACCTAATTAACAAAACAATAAAAGATAAAAAATAAGTTATGAAAAAAACATACTATCACGCATTTACAATGGATAAAATGAAATCCGTTATGCAAAGTGGATTGATTAAAAACATATCCGATAATGGTGTATACTTTACGGATGATGCAATTAGTTCATTGGATTGGATTAGATGTAGAGAAGAATTATGGTTTAAGAGAAAACATAAATCATTAGGGTTAGCTATATTTGAAGTTGATACTGATGATGAATTATTAATACCATTTCAGGATTATGCAAATCAATTAAGTGATTACTTTCCTCAAAAGATGAAAGATGCACAACAAAGTGAATGTGTAATTTATCAGAAAACAATTCACCCATCTTTATTAAAGTTTGAAGAATGTTTTATTGATGGAGATGATTATGATTGTGTTGAGTTAGTTAATACACAAAAGTATTCAGCACCTACCAAAAAGATGAGGATTGATTTGATGATGAAAGGATTTGAAAATATGTTAATGTATGATACTGAAAATAAAGAATACATAGTTGGAAGTAAAACTGCACATTACCAAATAAATGGTAATCCTAAATTAGCAGAAGAGTTCTATAATAAAATGATACTACATTGGAAAACATCACCACACAAAACTAAACAAATTGGTGGTAAAATATTAGTGTAATTAAATTAGGATTTGTTTGTTATCATAACCAAAGTTAGGTTTTTCTATTTCCTAACCACCCCGGCACATTAAGTTGTGCCGGGTTTTCTTATTTCAAAATTATTTGATACTTATATTTGGTAAAGTGAAATATTATTCGTATATTACACATATCAATTAACAAACATACAATATCTCACATTGTATTAAAGATAACGGAAGAAATTCCAAAACAAACCCCTGAGAATTATGAAGTGAGATTTCATAGTTCAATGGGGTTTTTAATTAAATTATGGCACGACCAATTAAACACAACGCTGATTATTTCTCACATGATTGTAATATGAGGAATGATATGAAAGTAAAAGCGTTAAGAAGAAAGTATAAGGCATTAGGATATGCAACTTATATTATGATGTTAGAATTACTAACTGAAAACGATTACTTTGAAATTGAATGGAGTGAAATGAACATTGAATTACTAACTCCTGATTTTGATTTGGATGCAGATGAATTATCAGAAATTATTGATTACTGTGTTAAATTAAATTTACTTCAATTAACAGGAAACATATTACATTGTGATAAATTAACTGAAAGATTGGAAGAAGATGTATTGAGTAGAAGAAAAGGTTATTGTATCAATAACTCTAAACGAATGAAGTTATTACAACAAAAACCTATCAATAACGGAGTTAATGTATACAATAACTATGATAATGTAAACATTAACCAAGAAAGTAAAGTAAAGGAAATAAAAGTAAATAAAACTGAATTAAATAAAATGAAAATAGATGAAACTGAAGCATTATTAGAAGAGTATTATATAGAAGAATATAATAAAATACTAGAACAAGAATATGCTGATAATAGTATAAATGATAATAGTATAAATCATAATATGAATATAAAGTTAGCTAAACAAACTTTAGATAAGTTAACTGAATATATTGATGATAATAATATTCCAGCTGCAAAGAAGTTATTAGCTGATATAAAAGATGATTATGAAAGTTTTGATAACATACTTCAGATTTGTTATGAAGAAGATGAAGCAGTGTTAAATAACTGGAGAAATTATTTTTCTAACACATTACAATTCATAAATTAAATATAAAAAATAAAAGTAGTGTTTATTCTATGTAAGAACTTAATTACAATAGCTGCGACGATTATTATCATTAAACATATGCAGTGTTCTTACTAGTTTAAATCATAGCCCGGTTGAGTTTGTGCCATCTCTCAACTGGGCATTTTTTTTGCTTTTAATATTATTCTGATATATATTCCAGAAGAAAGTTTGGTATTATGAAATATTTTTCGTATATTGAACTAAATGATTTAAACTAAAATTAAAAACAATGGCTAAAAAATTAACAAAAAGATGTAGCAAATGTGGTGAAGAAAAACCCACAAATCAATTCAACAAAGAAAGTAAATCACCTGATGGATATCAGGCATACTGCACCTGTTGTAAAAAGGAAATTCATGGTGAATACATGAAAAGTAATAAATCCTCTCTTATATACAGGATTGTTAATCCAATAGGGGATACATACATCGGAAGCACACAAAGATTATTACATTTAAGATTTACAACACACAGAGCAGATTACAACTTGCATCTTAATAATAAAATTACAAAATTCCCAATGTTATATAAATCATTCGATAAATGGGGAATAGATGCTCACACATTTGAATTAGTTGCTGATTTAGGAAATATCAGTAGTGAACAATTAAGAGTGATTGAAAGTAAAATGATTATTGCATTGAAGAAGAATGGTAAATCACTAAATGTAAATAACTAATATGAAATGGATTAAGATTGGTGATTATGTTGAAGCATTGATACATGTCCTTACTTTTGGGTTTGGGCATAGTATTGCATCATTTATTGCAACTTCATTAGGATATACAAGTTGTAAATGTTGTGAGAGAAAACAATGGTTAAACAGATTAACGGATAAAGAATATGATGGAGGTTGTGGCCATATAAAATTATTTTAATATGCAAAACACAAAACTTATACTAACACCGGAGAATAAAAATTATCTAATCCTATTTTTGGGAGATTATTTAGTTCAATGTGGTAAAGATATGAACGAAATACCTAAAAAGAAATTGATTGAATTATTGAATGTATTAATCCCAGATTAAAAATATGAATATAAGAGTATTAACAAAAGAAGAAAGTATAGAACTTTGGGAAAAGGAAAAGAGTGAGAGAAGAGAGTGGACAACCGAACAAATAATTGAAGATGCAAAGTGGGGATTATCTCTACCTGGCACAAAGTATATACTAACACATCAGTATGAAGATTTCTATAAATGGTTAGAGAGTGAAGAGGCAAGAGAACAATGGAATATTCTACCAAAAACACAACATTTAGCTAGATACTTTTTATGGAAACATTGTGAAGGAAAATCAGCAGATGAGATGAATGATTTAATTAAAAATCAAATATACTAAAAACAAAATAAAATAACATGGAAGAAACAACATTCACATTAGAAGGAGCAGAAAAACAAATAGACCCAAATGCAGTTTATATGGTTGATTTTACAAAGATGCAATCCGTAAACGATATGGTATTAATCTTAGCAAGTATGGCGATAGGGTTTCCAGGCAACCATCCAAACATTGATTTATTAAAACCATTCCTAAATTTGGATAACCCAATTCAGAAACAACAACCGCCAGTAGAGAAATCAGTTCAATTACCAAAATTAAAACCTGTTAAATAATATGGAATTGACAAGTGAACAATTAGAAGAATTAAAAGGTGTGCTTAGTCAAATTACAAATAGATTACCAGAGAATTTAGCACATTACATTTGGAATACATTTAACCATATAAGAAACGAACAGGAACCAATGCCGTGCATGTGCGGAAGTAGTGGAGCACATTGGAAAAGAGCAGTGGACTTCCTTACAGAATATGTTAAAGATAAATAAATGATTACAGGCAGTTTCCAATGTGAGTGTGATGAAAGATTAACAGACCTATTTAATCAACACCACAAATGGCTTTTAAAATCAGCAAGTAAGATTACCCGTAATAGAGAAGAGAGTGAAGATTTAGTTCAAGAACTTTACATCTATTTGCATGAGAAATGTAATCCTAAACTATTCGGAATAACTACTCCTTACAATTTATTTTATTGTAGTAAGTTTTTGCATAGCAGATTTATCAACAAAACAAAAAAACTAAATCGGACAATACTAGTAGATGAAGTAAATGATGTAGGTGAAGATATACCCTATGATGAAGAGTGGGATGAATTACTACAAAGGACACATGAAGAAGTAATGGGAGAAATAAAACATCTAAAAGGAACAAAGATGTTTGCAAGTGCAATGATATGGGAATTGTATTGGTGTTCAGAAGATACTTTAGACCAGACAGCAAAGAAGATAGGAATATCAAAATCGACTTGCTTTTTAGCAGTAAGAAAAATAAGGAGACATTTAGAAAAAGTTATAGATAATCCATTTAATCAGAAAAAATAGTTATGGCAGGAGGGTTATGGCAAAGAAAGTTTAATTATACTACCGGTGATACAAGAAATTGTAAATTATGTGGAAAAGAATTTCATACAATGAGGCCATTATGGAAATGTCCAGAATGTTATAAAAAATGGTATAATAGTAGACCAAAGAAACACGTTGCAAAAACTCCTTACCCATATGATACAACAAGTCAAAAAGATAGAATACATTTTACCGAAATAAGACAAAGGTTAAGAAAAGCATGGGATGAAGGAAGAGAGGCATTGACAAAACATTATGATGATGTTCTAAATGAGATAGAGGGAAACGGAATAGCAGAATGGATATGGGATAGAAGAGATGATGAAACACTACGAAGGAATAAAGGTAAAAGACAAACAACGATTAAAAAAGATTTGCCAGATACGAGACAAATGAATGAATAACTTTGATAACGATAGAGCAAAGATAGAAACGAACTATGTCACATTTAGTTTTGACTGGAATTGGATAAAAACAAAAACAATCATACATAAAGGAAATAAGGATTACGGAATGCTTTTTATTTTAGATGAAGATGGAGAAGCAGTAAAGATGTATGGATACGAATTGATTAAAGATGAAAAAGAAAGAAGATAACAAACCAATATACACCCTATTAATCGCATATCTCATCACCATTACATTATTAGTGTGGTGGTCTACTTATGTATCAGTTTAACTACAAAGTGGAAGGAAGGGTGTTTTATATTTAAATAATACAGATTTAATATATGCCATTCGTCAAAGGACATAAGTTAGCAAAGGGAAGACCGGTAGGTGCAGTTAATAGAAGCACTGAACAAATGAAGTTATCTATTGCCCGTGCAACAAATAGAGTGCTAGATGATTTGCCAACAATAATGGATAAGTTGATGAAAGAGGACCCGAAAGCTGCAGTTGATTTGAGTATTAAGTTATTGGAATTTAATTTACCTAAACTGAGCAGAACGGAAATGAGAGCAGAGATAGAACAAAAGATACATCAAATTGCAGTAAACATAACACAAAGTAAAGATGCCGGAAGCAATTGATATACAAACAACAATCACATACGGGCACATTCAAGACGCTAAGACAAGAATAACACAACACATTGGAGGAACGAGAAGTGGTAAAACATATGCAATTCTACAATGGTTATTAGTTCAGATGATTTCAAATGATGGATTAAATGTGACAGTAGTCCGTAAAACTATTCCTTCATTAAAGAGAACAGTCATAAAAGATTTCATTGATATTCTTAAATCATTGGATATTTGGAGAGAAGATGATTACAATGCTACTGATAGAATATGGCATTACTACAATTCAACAATACAATTTATTTCAACAGATGATGCAGAGAAGTTAAGAGGGATTAAATCAGACATTCTTTTTATTGATGAAGCATCGGAAATAGATGAGGAAAGTTATTTTCAGTTGAGTATAAGAACAACAGGCAGAATAATACTTGCATACAATCCGACTGTATCTCCTATGCATTGGTTAAGACAGATGCAGGATTGTGATAGATTTACAACAACATATAGAGATAATACATTCTTACCAGTTGAAATGGTTAAAGCAATTGAAGATTTGGAACATAAGAATTATAGACAATGGTTAGTGTATGGTAAGGGAGAGTTTGCACCTAACGATAAAGCAATATTCCAATTTGAAACGTGTGGTGAGTTTGATGCAGATTTCGTAGGATTTGGTATTGACTTTGGTTTCTCGCAAGACCCAACTGCATTAGTTGCTGTATATAAAAGTGGAGATAGAATTTATATAGAGGAATTACTTTATGAAAAAGGATTAGTGACGAAAGATATTGTAGATAGATTGAATAGATTGGACATTACAAAATCAGAAGAGATATGGGCAGATAGTGCAGAACCCCGTTTAATAGAGGAGTTGTATCGTAGTGGATTTAATATTAAGCCTGTTGTTAAAGGAAAGGATAGTATTAAGTTTGGTATTAGTGTAATGCAAAACCATAAGATATTCGTCACAAAGAAATCAACTAATCTAATCAATGAGATGTATGCCTATCAATACGCATCGGATAAATACGGATATACAACAGATACACCAGAAGGTGGCCTCGACCACTTAATTGATGCAGCGAGATATTGTTGCATGATGAAACTATCACAGAAAGCACAAAACAAAGGTAGGTATGCCTTAACAATCGGAAACATACATTATTAATATGCAAACTTGGACTGAAGAAGAATTAAAAGAGTTAATACAATACACACAACATCTACGAATGGAGAATGAGGATTTACAGGCAAAGATGATTATGATGAATGCTAAATTGGAAAACGAAGAGAAGAAAAATAAAAAATTACAAAATATATTAAATTTATTGGCATATGGGCAAAGAAATGACATTAACAATCCCAACTGATTGGGCAGGGATTAGTTTAAAGAAGTATTTAAATCTACAAAGAGATTTAGTTAACTATTCGGATAGTGAAGAGGCAATGACTGCATTGATGTTTTCACACTTATGCGGATTAGATGCAGAGTATGTTCAATCATTAAGTGTAGAAGATTTCAATGAGATAAAAGGAATATTGGAAGGATTTATACATTCAACAGATGTGCCACTACAAAAGATAGTAAAGATAAATGGTATTGAATATGGATTTGAACCTAACTTATCTGCTATATCTTATGGAGCATATGCTGATATTAGTAAGTTTGGTGAATTAACTATTAACGATAACTGGCCAAAGATAATGTCAGTTTTATATAGACCAATCATAGATAGAAAAGGTGATACATACAAAATCAAACCATACGAAGGCATTGGTGATGATAAGTTGTGGTTAGAAGTTTCTATGGATATACACTTCGGTGCCTTGTTTTTTTTTGTTCATTTGTTAATGGACTTGTTGAGCGCTACCCTGAAATCTTTGAAGGTGGAGGAACTCCCACCCAACATCAAATTAATTTTGGAAAAAAGTGGGGAAATTACCAAACGCTTATTGAACTTGCAGATGGACAATATGGGCGTATAGATTGGGCAACAGAACAACCTTTAGAGAAGTGCCTATTATATTTAGCATACAAATCAGATGAAAATAATCTGAAAAATCTTTTACATAGAGAAGCATTGAAAAAACAGCAGCAAGGGGTATAACGATTTATTCCCAATTAGTTGTTTTATATATAAACATAACTATGGCGGGTAAATGGAGCAACAGCAGAAATGGTAATTTGAGATATTCTGTCAACAGAGAGAATAATTCAGGCATATCATTGGGCCCAACTTTAGGATTGAGTTCACCAAAGAATAGTAGACAAGGATGTCTTTGTTTAGATAGCAATACTTACGATGTTAAATGTTGTAAAGGATACCTAATGAACCAAGGAATTGGACAAATTCAATCTCCTAATAGAACAAAGGGTGGTGGATTTAGTGATGGTTATAGTGATGGATTTGATATTATACTAGATTAAAATAAATAAAGCTATGGCTGAAATTTCAAAACAGGCGTTAAAGGTTGAAAATAATCAATCGTTTCCAAATAATAATAACGGAGCAATCACTCCAGCTATATTAAGAGACTTCAATGTTGATATGATTGACTCTTTAGTAGATGAACAATCTTACAATATAGATAGTGCAAGTTGGAACCAACAAATAGATGCATTAGAACAATTCTCTGCATCAGCTGCTGGATTAACAACAGGTAGTTTATTGGTGACAGCATCAGCTGCATCCAATGTAATTACTTTTACTAAAGGTGATGGTTCAACATTTAATGTGACAGTTGCAGATACTACGGATTTATCACAATTAAATCAAGCAACTGCATCATTACAACAATATACTGCATCTGCAAATATTAAGTTTACTAATTTAGAGACAACTACTGCAAGTTTATTATCTTCAGTATCTCAATTGAATGCATCATCTGCATCTCAACAAGTTAGTATTAATAACTTAAACTCAACAACTGCTAGTTTATTAGTTGAAACACAAAATTTAGAGTTGTTCTCTGCATCTGCATTAGTTTCAATATCTAATTTGAATGCAAGTTCTGCATCTCAACAAACACAAATAAACCAATTGATTGCAGGAACTGGTAGTTATGCAACAACTGGCTCAAACACATTTACAGGTCCTAATACATTCACATCTATTAGTGCATCATCATTTGTATCTGCATCTACATTTGTAGGTGATGGTTCAAAGTTGACAGGTATTACAGCAAGTATTGCTTTACCTATATTAGATGAAGGTATTCCACAAGGTAATGCATTCTCTATGAACTTTACAGGTAGTGGTATATCTGCAGTAGTTGTAGGTGGAACTGCCGTTGTTTCGGTGAATACACCAGATAGTGGAACAGTAAATAATTTAACTGCTTCATTTAACGCATACACTGCATCAACTAATTTAGATTTAGCTGCATTGCATCAAGCAACTGCATCTTTACAAGCATTCACTGCATCGTTTAGCACATCATCATTAGTATCAACTTCTTCATTCAATTCATATACACAATCGAATGACCAAAGAGTTAGTTCTTTAGAAGCAAATACTGCAAGTGTTAATATTTCAATTGCAGCATTGAATACATCTTCTGCATCTCAGCAAGTTTCTATTGATGCTTTGAATGTATTTACTGCATCACAATCGACTGCAAGTATAGTTAATTCAATAAACGAATTAAATACATTTAGTGCATCTGCATTAATATCAATTAGTAATTTAAATACAAATAGTGCAAGTGTTAATACATCAATCACTAATTTAAATTCTGCTACATCATCTTTATTTACTTCTGCTAGTTTAGGTTTAACAACTGCATCATTTAGTGGAAACACTTTAACATTCACAAAAGGTGATAGTTCTACATTCGGTGTAGTAATTCCTGATGTTAGTGGTAGTGCAGGAACAACAGTAATTGAAGTAGTTTATACAGGTGAGAGTATAACTAAAGGTGACCCATTATATATTTC